TTAGAAGTTTAATTGAGACTGTCTGCGGGCAGTCTCTTCTTCTTTTACGAGACCGATTATGCGATAGATGGACTGGAGTGACATTTTGTGACGACGGCATAAGTCGGCATGATTGTGGCCATTAAACTCATCGTAGATTTTTCGATCGCGTGCGCTCAGCTCCATACGCAACCAGTATGGGAAGTAAATGATCTGGCCGCCCCATTGTTCGCACATTTGTTTTGCGACATCCTGGGCAATGCGTTCTGCATCTTCTTTTGGAATACCGTTTTTAACCAGCTCACAAGTATTGTAGGTAATTAAGCTGGCTAGGTATTCTGGAGCCTGTGATCTGGTCTTGTGGTTGGATTTGCTCATGCAGTCACCTTACTTTCAACTCGACGGAGCCATTTCTTTAAAGCCTCAATAACTTGGCTTGCCTGATGGGTGTTTAACCATTGCAGTGCATTTACGCCAGTTTGGCGCATTACATATGATGCAAGTGCATTCTCAGAACTATCACGCAGCGCACCGGATGCATGTAAATCAAGCCACAAGGCACGAATTTTCTTTGATTGATCATCTGTAGCCAGCGGGCGTGTTTTAGCCGCTTTTGGCGCGGCCTTCTTCCAGCCACGGCCTTTGAAGTGTTCTAGTATTTTATTGCGCTCACCATAGTCCAGATCACGACTGGATTGTGTACGCCCATTGCTGATCTGGCTGATGACTGCTCTATAGGTATCATCATCCAGGCCAAGCTCTTTCTTGGCGATGTGGATCATAGCCAACTGATCATTACGATGATTTTGTTTAGTCATTAAATAAGTCCAAATTAAAACTAACGTGCCCTGGAATATTGTTATAAGCACCTTTCCCGATACCTGATTGAATAGCCGTCCACTTATTGCTGACAGTATCTGGATGAATGCCAAGAGCAGCAGCTATTTCATTATTTGAGTGCTTGTTCAACTTCATGTTTAAAACAGTCAGTTGAGTCTCTGTTAATGGCCGCTGTTTCATAATTACTTCAACGCTAATGGACTCTGGCCACCAACACCACGGTTTAATTCAGCGTTTGCACCTTGGGCAGCACCGGCTGCAAAATCATCAAATGCACGGTTACTCATACGCGATGCATCATTCCGATCACGCGGTTTAGTCTCAGAAAGTTTCGGATGGTGCTTGCTCATGTAAGCTTCAATTGACGAAGTCTGCTGATCATTTAAAACCAGTGCTGTGATTTTTTCTGATGCTGTACGCACCCATCCCTCGCAGTAGATATCTGCGCGTTTGGTCTTGGTCGCTGTCTTGCAGCGCTTGAGATTTGATTTAATGAAACCTGCTCGCGCCTTCTTACATTGGCGATGAAGTACTTGAAAGGCATAGCAGGCTATCTCAGAAGAAACGCCACAACCAATGAAAATATATTCAGCACCAAAAAAGCTACGGAAAACCAGTCTGCAGCCACACGACTCAGCTACCACCTGAGATAACCATGCCTCCCAGTTTGATGGTTTTTTATTTGCAGATTTTGCAGAAAATGAGGAAACCTCAGCAGCTAAAACATCGTCATCATCAATGCTGAATCTTTCCATCAATGCCTGTGCCTGACGAAGTGCAGCAGCAGCTTCATGCTCGTTGGCAGACTTGGCCAATGCCAGGCACTTTTTGATTTTATCGATTGCTTCTTTTTTGTTCATGTTAGTCTCCAGTAAACCATCCACATCAGACCTCTTGTTAGCGGCCTGAAATTGAGGGTTTAACTCCGATTGGATTTAATACAGCCACTGATATCTGCATCGCTTATTAGTCCAGCAATAAAGGTTTCAACCTCCTGCATGCGCTCCTTTTGCTTATCGTTGCCTTTGTTAACATTGCGCCGCACCGTTGCATTCATAAACACCAGGTCATCTGGACGGCCTGCGTCCTGGAGTGCATTACCGTACTTAGCAAGAATTGCTTTAGCACGCACATGCAGTGCTGGTGTGTCACAAGTGGCATTTATTGCGTTTTTCATGACATCCTCCAGAAACCACCACAGTAGAGAATGTATGCTGTAAGGCCATACCTAGTGGCCACACCCAAAATTCCGCTGAAGATTTCTTTTGGTTTGTTGTAACGCTGAGTTGTATGCCACCAGCCGCCGATAGATAAAATAATCAACCACCAGATCATTAAGGTTTGGGCAGTCATCAAATCACCTCGGCAGTACGCAGTTCAAAGCTGCTGCAGACACTTACAGCTTTGGTAGAGAATTTATGTTTTTTGCAGTGGGCACCGTGGTTTTGATCAATGCCAGCGCAATCACCACACTTACCCTGGACACTCTGTGCTTTACGTTCAGCCGGAGTTAGCCAACCCGCTCTGTGCCGCTGTTGCTCAGTAAAGGTACCGCATGAATTTGCTTTCATATCAGGCCCCCGCTACATCTAATGTGATTGGCTCATACTTGTCTGAATCACCAATTCGCTTATACAAACGAACGTAACTCTTACTGCTGGTCACGGAAACACTGTCACCAATCGCTTGCATTGCTCTTTGCCATTTGGCATCACGGATGTCTAATCGGCGCAAAGACAAAACACGGCCAGTATTAATTTCACCGGCTTTGTCCACACGAAAAGCCTCATTAACCAGGACACGAATATTGTCATTAGCACCTGTGCTCCAGTCTTTAATGCACTCATCAATGAGTGACTTGGCAGCCTGCAGACGCTCATCAAAAGTGATGCTGTCACTGATTGCACGCACAATCTTGTATTGGCCATCAAATGTATGCAGTGTCACATTGCCTTTTTTACCGCCGACAACAGTGTCATATTGCTCCGCGCTAAGCTGGATAAATGCAGCAATATTGGCAAATGCATCTGCTTTAAATTTTCTGATGGCTGCGTTTAATTCTTCAGCCTGTTGAACCATTGCTAACACAAGATCATTGCGCTCCATATCAATAGGTTTAATTTTGCTGATAGGTATTAATGCACCTTTAGCATCTGGCATGTACCCTTCTGGAATTGCCTGACTCATGGTTTCTTCTCCTTATGCGTTAATGTGTAATTGGCCGATCAGATCAGCCATCGGTATGCGACCAAGTGTGCTGGCCAGCTGCAAACTGGTCAGCGCACGGTGTTTTAAAAATTCGATTGTTTCTTGCAGTTCCTCCTGTGTACTGGCCACAAAGTAGCCAGATGCAGGGTGGCCACAAATAGCCAGTCCATCCAGGCGGCACTCGGTTACAAACTGGCGGACTTTGCGCTCCTTTACGCCAACCTTAAAAGCCAGCGCCCGGGAAGATATCGCCCGCTCTTTACCGCAGTGCTGCAACATAGCCGCCATGAGGTCATGCTTATTCTTTTGCACTTCCATCGTTTGCTCCTTTAACTTTTGAACGCCAGTCTGTTGGCGGTGTTGATTTAGGTTTTTTCGCTGCTGGTGTTACAACAACAGAGGGTGCCGGTTTGTCTGCCTGGTGAAAGTCGCCATATTTGCGCCCTTGCTGGTTTTGTTTCTCTGCCTGGCCATTTGCCTTTTGCGCATAACCGGCGATGATCTCCAGCAGGTAGCCGTGGCTCTTCATTGGCAAAGTGAGTTTGTCGCGCTGCGCCAGTGTGGTTTCAATCGCCTGCTGCCAGTAGGTTTGTGGCGCGGGATACATCGTGCCATTGCGTGTGATCTGACCAGACTTGATCATGGGTACCAGCTCCTCGAGCAACTTAGCGAGTCTGCTCATGCTGAGTGCTTGCTTGGATGGCTTGAACAAGTTGACATAGCGAATGAGAAGACTGCCAATCTCGGTCAGTTCAAATGCCTTAACTACCGCCTGGCGTGAGGCCACATCGTTCATGGCCGCTTCAAGCGGAAATTCAGCCTGGCAAACTGGGCAGACAAGTTTCATGTATCAACCTATCAACTTATGCTTAGTGACTGTTGCACCAGGTAACTTGGTGATCGTTTTTTGAGTTTCAAAAAACTGTGATTGAGTAGCACCAGTTACTTTCACAAAATCAACTTCAGCCTTGGCTGAGTTGATAATTGTTTGACTTACTTCATTCATTACCTTGGCTCTCTCAATATCAATCGCCCCTGATTTCAACCTCTCCAAGATGTCAAATAAATTCTCGCGCAGAGTATCAATGTCACGCATCGCGATTCCTTTCCATTTTGTTAATCCGTTTCGTTATAGCGCCACGCAATTTGATTACGTGCTGAATGTTCTCCGGATAGTTATATAGACTGTTACGCTTCATGTTTTCTGCAAAGCTAATTAGCTGGAGATTGCCGATATCGACATTCTGCTTGTCACCATCAATGAGCATGACCATATGGCATGCGGGCACTGCACCATTCACCGCCTCCCAGTTCAAAACGTGGACATAACGCCATTTCTCATTGTTGGTGCCAACCATAGACACCTTGCGTTTTAAATAACCATCTTTGTCCAAAACTTCAGAACCAAGGCTATGTGTGTTTTTAGGAGCTTGCCCTTTCTGAAACCTAGTCTTAATACCGACAGTTAATCCTTTTTGAAAACGATGTTCAGCACCTGTAACTAGGCCTTTAACAAACCGATGCTCAGCCCCTTTGGTGGTGCCTTTAATCAAACGACCAGACTGACTACTCTCATTAAATTCCTGAGATTTATTAAGATTGAGCTTCCTGGCCATACCGTATACAGCGTGTAGTGATATGTTCAATTTTTCAGCGATTGTTTTAGTCAGCGTGTCTGGATAATCTTTTTTTAATACCTCGATCTCGGCTTCACTCCAGAGGTGTCGTGGCGCAAGGATGCCGCGTGACTGGGTCATTTTTGATCTCCCATCGCAATCACAAACTTCATGCTGGGCTGCGGCACTGGCTGACCATAGCTTTTGAGAGTGTGGCGCTCGGTAACCAACTTTAAGCGGCCAGACTCTTTAATAAGCTTGATGGTGCAGACTTCGTTAACTTCTTCAGGCAGACACTGCTTGATGGCAGCGCTGATGTTGCTGTCCAGGCTGGCTTTCATGATTGCGTCATCATGGCTACTCATTGCTGAAGAAAGTGCCAAATAACCACCGACAAGTGCTACACCAGATAAAAAGCTTTTCATGCTCATGCTGCTTTCTCCTTTTTTACTTTTTGAGCGCTCACAATCACGCAAACGCGATCAGCGGGGCCGACTTTTTTAATACTGGCCGTCGCTGCATCAGCCCAATTTTGTGCTAGCACTTCCATCTTGCAGGTGCGGGATGGCATGCCAGCGATGACAGAAGTGATGGATACATCAAAGCGGTGCATTTCAACATCAGGCATTTCAACTCTCCCTAAAGCTTAGCGATCAGGGCGGCGGTGATTTGCTGCTCGCCGATATCCGCTGCGAGGTTCATGGCTTTAGTGACCAGGTTATTCACACTTAAAGGATGCACATGACTGATCAGCTCACCTTTATCGTTTAGCGTAAGCCTGGCGCGAATGGCGTCATAAGCGTCTTCACTGAAAACACGCTCTGCATCCACGTTTTGACGTTCAAATTTAAATTTCAAATAGGCTGGAAGATGATTATCAAGTGGCTCTAAAGTTGCCTTCTCGCAGCGGCGGATAAACTCCCTGGCTTTGGGATGTCTTGTTTCATCCAACTTAACAGCCAGCTCAGGTTGCCCAATAAGGATGATGCTGATTAGCTTTTTATAACCATCCTGGATCTCATAAATCCGCTTGAGGATTTTCAGGATATGGATATCGAGATCTTGGGACTCTTCAATAATCAGCACATGGCGAACGCCTGCCTCATATGATTCCCGTAGGAGTTTTTCAACCAAGCGGCCCTTTCTTTCAAGGGTTTGTGGAATAACAACATACGGGTCCATGTCATTGATGATGGCCTCACAAAGCATGCCCGCAGAGAGTTTTTCTTTATCAAGCACACGGGGGAAAATTACCCTTATCGGCTCAGAATCTTTCGCAACGCGCTCCAGAAAATCAATGCGAATAGTTGATTTACCACTGCCTGATTCACCAATGACGGCAAGAATCCCACCATGTTTTGCATTCATCATCATGGACTGACTGACATAGGTAATATCAGGGGTGATGAATACGTCATCTTTAGATTTCATTTCCCCAATAAATGGGTTCATAAAAATGCCAAAGTGCTTTTTTGCTTGTTGAGATAGCATTTCGATTTCTCCGATCAAATTCACATGGTCTGTTTTTCTGAATTCCTGCCCTACGTGCACACCTGTCGGGTGGCCATTTCGCATAGGGTCGTCCTGATCAAACTCCCAAATATTTGCAAGCTCGGTCTTTTTCGCACCCTTACCAATCAAAAATTCTTCAGTCTGTTGCTTGATTGATTCCTGGGAAGTGTTCTTTGGCCACGTATTCCAGTTAAGTATTTGTGTGCCAGCAGCCAGAGACAGAGCCTTGCCATTGGTTTGCATAATGGCGTCGCACCAGGCCTTTTGCTTGATGCCATGCCGCATCAATACCTCTTTAATTTTTCGTGGCATATATGGGTTTCCATCCGTATTAATAAGCAAGCGCTGCGCAGACATTTTGTAATCCTCCTGGAATGGCAGACAGCACTCGCGATAACTGCTTGTTCAGCTCAATTTGAAACCCCAAAATGCAATCTGTGGATGCCCGGGAATTGGGAGCGGCCAGAAAGCCAGGCACCATGTAACGGCACTTGTCTTCGCTCATGTCTGCGATTGAATCAATCGTTCGTGCCAGCACATGGCCTGGTGCAGCTGCCAACTCGTAAAACCCTTGTGGCGTTTCAGTTGCCAGCAAGATCTGGCCGTATTTGTTACAAAATGCTTTTAAAACTTCTTCTGTCATGGCAGAATTCCCTTCGCTATGTAATAAAAAACACCCTTGGCGGGGTGACCTTTCGCTGGCTGAGTTAGCGCTCAGCTGGCGAAATTCATTTAAGTGAGGCTACTTTTGGCAGTTCAACCGGTTGCTTGAGAAGCTTCACTACTTCATCCAGTGTGTGTTCAAACACACCGTCTTTAAACACCTGGTTCACCAGGCTTAACTCATCATTCGTTACAGCACGGCCCAAGCGGTTACGCAACCGCATCTTCAAATCAATGCTGTCCATCGGTTTGATTTCAGGCATGGCCAGGCCTGGTACATTGAGCGCGGTACCTCTGCGTGGCAGGTAAGTTGGCAAAGTGATAGCATCCAGGTGTTTGAATGGGTCGATGCGGCCACCAAAGGCTGGGCGTTTCTCTTTCTTGGCTTGGGCGATGCCTTCATCTGTGGTTTCGCCAGTGATGATCTGGTCTAGCTGCTTGCTGGCAATTTGTGCCGGTGTGGCTGCATGGCTCTTGAATGACTCGCCAATGACTGGTGCCCCGATACGGAAACCAAACTGACCGGACTGAATTGGTTCGATCACATAAAAACGGTCGTGACCATCTTCGTTGACTACCACTTGCGCAGCCTCTGGACGCCATGCGTTTTGGCACACCATAATTTTCTGGCCAACATACAAACCAGGCACATGGCTAACATCGAAGTCTGCGCCCTTAAAGCTGATGATAAGTTCGTCGCTGACGACGCGTGGCTCAGGTGCGGTACGTGCCAATTCACGGCACAGTTCTAACGCTGGTGCAATGCGTAATTGATCCTGGGTGATCAGCATCCAGGCATTGAACCTGGTCTTACCATGACGGCTATGGGTTACACTGCCGTTGAACTTATGCATCCACCGCTTGGAGTAGCCGTTGAGCTGGTCAAGTGATTGCACATTGAGGTCTTTAAGCAAGCTTTCAAATTTGCACTCGACGATATCCTGGGCTTTTTCAACGCTGCCGGTTGCCCGTGCATTGCCTGGCATGTGCCAGTCGAGGCGAATACTCAAAGCACGGCATAAGGCTTTAAACATGCCACTGGTATTGGCGCAGCCTGCATCCACGTATATCATAAAAGGCACGCCATAAAACGATTGGTCATCACGCTTTTGTATGGCGTTGAGGAAAATCTGTGACAGATTGGCCCCACTCTCACCGCCAAACACATATTCAACGTAGATTGAGCCGCTGCAATGATCAGTCACAACATAGCGCCAGACACGGTCTTTTTCGATACGCTTATAATTGTCTGGCTTGTTCTTTTCAAACTCACGAGCCTCCATGACTGTCAGGCCGCCAACCGTAGGCAGGTAAAACAGAATGCAAAGCGAGGCATCTATCTCCCATACGTGGTTAGGGTGTTTGCTCGCCATTTGGATGGATGGTGCTGGAGCGTTGAGGATTTTTTCAGATAAGCCATAACTGGCAATAGCGCGGCGTATGGTTGACATACTCAAATCACGCAATTCGCCAGAGACTTTATCCAGGTAATGCGCTTTAATTTCACCATTGGCACGCAGTATGGTGACCGCATCTTCAACGTTCATGGTGCGTTTGCCATTTTGGCGAGTGCCGTTTTGAATATAGGCAGCAATCAGTTGTGCTTCTTTATAGGTCAGCGCAGTGTCTCCAGCATCAGCACGGCGTTTGCGTTGTGGCGCATCAGCAGCTGCTTTCAATTTTCGCAGCAAGGTTGCCCGAGATAAGCCAAGCTCTGTGCAGGCGGCACTGTATATTTGCTCTTTAGTGCCATGCGCAGCAGCGCGGGCTGCTTGGGCAATCTCGACTAATCTCTCGTTTAATACGGCTGACATAACAGTTGCTTTCTTATTGCAGTTGTTTCAGGTCTTCGGCAGTGATTTCTGTGTCTGCTATTGCAGCTGCATGTTCACTGGGTAATGGTTCTGTTAAGTCGATCATCAGCAACTGCTTATCTACAGCTGGAAACTGTTGCCGCACCATTGCGCAGCATTGTTCGATCTGTAATAACAAGCCGTGGACGTAGCTTGATTCGTCACCGCCATGCATTTGTGCATGCTCCAGGAGTGCGTAAACGCCTGGGATGAACTTGTTGGCGATGGCGTTTTCAGCTTCATAGCCGAAGGCCATCAGTTCGTGGCGAAGTTGTTGTGCCACTTCATCAGGAGGGAGGATTTGCGTGCGGGATTCTTGCTTTTGCAGTTGCGTGGCCATCTTGTCCATCGCTGCATTTTTTTCGGCAAGGATGCGAGCCCTGGCTTCTTCGTTGGCTTTAGCTTCGCGTAATGCCGCCTTCAGTTCCTTGGCGGTCATGGTATCGATATCATCCAGATGCAAGCCGAGTACCGTCTCGCCATTGGCTAACTGCTCAAGGTCTTCATCATCCATTGTGACTAGCTCAAGCAGCTTGGCCTGGCTATCAATTCTTTCCGTCAAAACGCCCAAGTTGGTCGTTTTGGAGAATTTGAGCGCTGCTTGCATAAACCGTTTGGCAGAGCTTTGTGAAAAGCCGAGAAGCTCTATGCGTGGGGTAAATTCACCATGAGGTGTCAATTCTTTAAGGATCAGCAAGCGTGTGCCAAGTTGTAGAACACACTCAGCTGTACGTCGCTGATACAACCGAATCTCATCTTCAATAACACCTACCGTTATCATTTGGCCCTGATAACCAAGTTGCTGTGCTATTGCGGCAGCATTGTTTGCGAGCTGCTGGTCAATCAATGCCATTTCATTTGAATCTTTCAGTGCCTGATTAAAGGCCTCATGATTGATTTGTTGCTCTGTATTAATTGCTTCTGGTTTTGGTTGACGTGCCATGTTGTTTTAACTCCTGATTAGTCTTGGCGGGTGAATCTGTTTTTTGTTTCTTCCAGGCGGCGGCTTGAAGCGTCGATACCGTTGAGTATTGAGATCGCCTTTTGGCCGATGCGGGGAGCAATTCGGATGTTGTCGTTATGCACCAGTTTTTCTACAACACCGGCTTGAATAAGGTTATAAATATCGCGGGTAACATTACCAGCGCTGGTATTCACTGCCTTGGCGATCTGGCTAGGACTCAAGCCATCAACTTCATGGCCGAACAAGACCATCATTGTTTTAAGAGCGCGCTGCTGAGCTACGTTTTCGTAAGGGTGAGTACGTTGGGTATTGGTTTTAGGCATATTTATTCCGCATCAAAATCAAGTTGTGGCTGTGAGGATCGCTCTACATTGGCTCGATGCCAGGCAGTCGTGGCCAAGTGCTCACTCAAGGCCGCAATTACAGCTTCAGGATTTTGGTGGTGCGTATAGAACTCAGTAAGTTCCGATAATGCGTGGGTAAAGCTTTTGTGAAGTTGTAGCATCTTTTCATCACCCAGCTTTTTTCCTTTGGGCATTTTTATCAGGATGCATTCATCGCTGTAAGCGAGGTATTGAGTAACGAAGTTGCAGCGGCAGGCGCGTTGGAAGCTGCGCACTCGATTAAATGGCATATCACCATTATCAATGTGCTGGTAAAGCCTGCCAGGCGTCAGCCCCATTTCATCCGCAATGCGATCTACGCTCTTGTTATGCTTGTCTTTGGCGTAGTCTTTGCACATCCGCAAAGCTTCAGTGAAGCTAGTGGGAACCTTGTTTTTATAATTCATGGCCATTTTTCTAATGCCCCTTATTCATGGTGTTAGAATCAAATAATTGTTTTCTATCTATGCAACACTGTTTTAATCATTCAAAATTCAGCCATTACATAAATGCGAGGTTCTTATGCAAAGCGTTGAATTTAATGAGCTGTCTGGCAGGGTTGAAGGCCTATGCAGAACACTCATGTTGCTAGCTGTAGAGGCTGAAGAATCCAAAGTTATCTCCCCCGGTTTTTCCGTAAGGCTGAAGCAGATAGCAGATGGCTTGAACTTTGATAGCCAAGACGTGCTGGTCGCAACACAGAGGACACTTTGCGAAATCTCCGACGGGATTGAGCATGCTCATAAACACCGCCAAGGATTGGTTGGCTAATGGGGAATCCGAATTTATTTAGATGGCTCATGCTGCAAGCCTCTCGGGTTCTACTGACTCTTTAAGGCCAAGTGCAACTGCAATGGTATGAGCGCGGCCAAACTTAGCCTTTGATTGGCCATTCAGGACACGGTAAACCTCGTGACGAGGGAAGCCATTGTCCTCGGCCCATTGGGTAAACGTGATTCCACGTTTGTGAAATTCTTTTTTTACGCGTTCTGCAGGGGTCATTTTCGGGCCTCGTGGTACATAAATAGTACAAATATAGTATTAACTTAGAACCATTATTTCACGTTTGTGAAATTAATGTCAAGGATATTTTCACGTATATGAAAAAACTGCATGAGAGACTAGAAGATGAGCGCAAGCGGCTGGGTCTGTCCAAGGGAAGCTGGGCTGCGGCGGGCGGTGTTGCTGGCAGTACTTATACTGGCTATGCTGATGGTGTGAGAGAGCCTCTAAGTTCATTCTTTGAGGGAATTTCAAAAATAGGCGCTGACGTTAACTACATCATTACTGGTTTTAGAGTAGGTGCATCAAGCTATGAAGTGCAAAATTCAAGTGCTCGAATTGATGCAAAACAAGAACAGTTGAGCTTACGAGAGCAGGCGTTGCTTGATGACTTTAGGTCATTAAGTGACAAAGAAAAAGACGCGGCTGAAACAATGCTTAATGCTGTGGCGAAACCTAAATTAAGAATGTAGAAATCATGGAGAGAGATATGTGGAAGGTTGCATGTTTATGTTTAATGCTTGTTGCATGCGGGATGGATAAAGATAATTTCTCAAAAAATGAGAATGGACCTGAAGCTGGGAAACTTGCGGAACCTGAACACAATTACGCCGTTTATATGGATGGTGAATATGGGTATCAGCCAGCAGTCAGTGAAAACCAAACTAACAATGGTCAGGTGGCAGCCACCTTATTTATGGTGAAGTACTTGGGTGAGAAGAATGGAAAATATCAATTATTTTCCAAGCAGAATGACCACGTTATGGCTGTGATGGAGTGCCAAAACCCATGTGAGTTTATTAAGTTAAATCATATTATTAATGGTATGGGGGTTGTCAAAACAGAAGTAATGGAGGCTGCACCTGATTCATTGGGCAGGATTGCTTTTGAAGATGCTATCGCTGGAAAGCTGGAGCCATTTGTAAAGGAAGAGAACGGAAAACGCTATTCTGTCTGGTTGGAGGATAAAAAAATGACCAGAACAATCATTCATTAATATTTTAAAACGCATTAAAAGACCCCTCACCCATGTCCGCCCACAATGGCGGACATGCAAACAAATCCCTCCGTAAACAAAAAAACAAAGCTGATCGACTTACTCAATGAGTCGGTAAGTGCTTCGTTGTATGTTGTTTTCTTAATCCTCTATGCCGAGTTGGTTGTACTCGGTGCGCTATTTTCAATCCCTGGTGAGACTGCTAGCGGGGTGATGTTGTGAGCGCAAACTACCCCAACAATTTAAAGACCTCACCGGCTGGCATTGCTTTTATCAAACGCCATGAGGCGTTACGGCTGTTGGTTTACCTGTGCATTGCTGGATTCAAAACAATCGGCTGGGGCCACCGGCTGCTCAAAAGCCAGCAGCACATCACCAAAATCACATTATCTCAAGCTGAAGAGTTTCTGGCCTTTGATCTCAACCTGATTGAGACCTACATCAACGGCACCGTGCGTGTGAAGCTGAACCAGAACCAGTTTGATGCATTGGTGAGCTTCTGCTTCAACCTTGGTGTTGGCGCGCTGGATCGGTCGACCTTATTGAAGCTGCTGCAAGCAGGAAACTTTGCCGAGGCAGTTAAACAATTCAAACGTTGGTGCTATTTCAAAAACCCTAAAACTGGCTTGAGTGAGAAATCTAGTGGTTTGTTAAACCGCAGGAATCAAGAAGCAGAGCTGTTTGCGAGGCCTGTATGACAGAAACTACCACACCTCCAAAGAAGTGGTACAAGTCCAGAGTGCTCTGGTTCAACGTCATCCTGGCTGGCTTCGGTGCATTAGAGGCCAGTGCTAATTTAATCCAGCCATATGTGCGTGGTGATATCTACGGCTGGGGATTGATGATCCTTACTGTTGGTAACGCAATGATGCGCATCATCGGTACGCGAGGTCTCGCATTATGAATATCGAAGCGCTCGGGGAGTTCACCTCCAAAGCAATCATCCCGCCCTGGTTTAAATGGGTGGCACTGGCCATTGCCCTGGTTGCGGTTGTCGTTGCTGTTTATGCCTATGGCGAAAAGCAGTATCAGCGCGGGTTATCTCTGGGCGAGAAGACCGCAACAACAAAATGGCAATCCAAAGACAACACCGAATTGATCGCCGCCAATAACGAAATCATCCGCCTGCAGAAGCAAGCCAATGAAGATGAAGCGTTACACCAGCAGCGAATAACCAAGATTGTTGACTATCTGCAGGAGCTAAATACCCATGAAAAAACCAAGTCTGATTCTGTTATCCGTGATCTTGCCTCTGGCAATGCAAAGCTGCAGTACCAACTCAAGCAAAGAGCAGCCAGTGCAACCTCCAGCCAAACCGATACATGTGGAACCGGCCAAGTTGAGCTCGGCCCCGCCAGCCGTGATGAAGAAACAACAGGCGAACTTCCGCCAGAGATTGGAGCAAATCTTTACGCTGAAGCGGACAGAGCCGACGAAATCGCCCGACAACTCACCAGCTGCCAAGAAGTAGTGATTGAAGACAGGCGTGTGTGTGGTGTTAAACAAGGTATTCAACAGGAGTAATCATGGCTGTAGTTATTAAACACAAAAAGCATTCAAACAAACCAGATGGCACTGATGAAAGTGTTGTGCGGCCAAGTGACTGGAATGAAGACCACGCAGTGCAGATGACAGGGCCTGCGTTGGTTGGTAAATCTGATACCGGCAATGGTGATGCAGTTGAGATCACAGTTGGCGATGGATTGAAACTTGATGGCGATGAACTCAAGATTGATCCGGACAAACAGTATGTCAGTAAAACAGAGGCGGACCAACTTTATGCTGCAGCCGATTCTTTGGAGGATTTGGGGAATGCTCATAACTCATTTGTAACCGCAACGAATCAAGCCCTTGCTGACCGCATCCTAGAAGCAGATGCTGATCAAAGGTATGCGACAAAAGCACAAGGCCTGAAAGCTGATTCTGCAGTTCAACCTGATGATCTTGCCGAGGCACTACAGGGAGTTGGCAGCTCGTTAGAGAACGCTCCTTTACGTCAAGTAGGAGGTAGAACTGGTATCAATAATTTCAAGAATACTATTCCTCAGCTTTCTGGTTGTAAGTTCTTACCAATTTATGAAGAGATTGGGCCAAGTAATCCATTACGTTTACGATTTTCCGCCATCTATGTGAATGGTAGCAATAACGCATCTCCAGACTGGAAAGAAACCGGAACAGGTGCTCCAACATCAATTAGGCTATCAATAGAGCATCCTCCTGGTGTTTTTACTCGTATCAAGTTTAACAACCAGGATACTGGTTCAATACCTGAGAAGAGTTGGATTTGGACGGACGATATCACCGTGCCAATCAAGCCAGGAAGCCTGCCTAAAGTCTGGTTCTTCATGCAAAACCCTAACGGATGTGTATATCACAATGCTACTTGTGTTTTGCCTGGTGAGGGGTTGCAGGCAACAGGAGGTGTTGATTTAACAGCAGCTGGCGGCGTCATTGCTCAGTCTGTTGGAAGTAGTTACGGCCCAGACCTTGCAGTTGCTAAAAGCTGGATGCGTGCTGGGTTGATATCTGGCGACTCAATTGCGGTCGGTGTGTCGTCCTATGCACCAACAGACCCTCGCGGCGTATGCGGAGTTTTCAGTAGACCCATTGCAACAAAAATGGCAAATGCAAATATTGCATGCGGAGGTGATCGTTCAGACCTGTTCCTTGAGGATAGTGCTTATCGTCAATCATTCTTACCATATTTCACCGATTTCTATTGCAATTACGGCTATAACAACCTCGTTGCAGGTTCTGGCGGCAAGTTGCAGCAAACAGCAAGCGAGGCTCTGGCAAGTCTTCAATCTATGGCTAATATGGCCCTCGCAGCTGGCCTTCGATACTGGCAAAGTCTTATTACACCTGTCCAGATCATTTCTACAAACGCATATACAACCCCTGACTCTCAAACGCCATCGAGTGCTACTTACAAAGCCCGCCGTATAACATTGAATCGATATTTGCGCAAAAATGCTATCAAAGGGATGAGTGGTTACGTAGACCCCACAACGCTGTATGAAACAGCGTATGAGTCTAACGTGGTGAAAGTCGAGCCAACAGGTAGAACGATTACCGATTACACAGTTACCCAAGGGTCGAATATCGTTGGGTCAGCAACTGCCAACTTTACAGAGAACGACAGTTATACCCGCCTTCAATTAATCGGATTTACCAACAGCGGCAATTTTGGCGGTTTCATGAAATTTTTAAGTGCCAACCAAATCACCGTCCACTCTTGGTCTCAAACCGGTGATGAGGTCGCCGCCAATTCAAATAAAACTGGCGGGGTGGTAGGCGGCACCGCTTATCTTGGGGCATACAGAAATAGCAGTGATGGTGTGCACCTCCTGAGAGACTTCGAGCGAGAGCTTGAGGCTAGTGCATATATGGCACATTGTGTTTAAAGATTTAAGGGGAAAGTGATGATTTGTATTAAGTCAAATGCACCAGAAAGAAAGCATTATCAAGTCGGTGACATTGAGATTTGGATTGGCGCGTTCGAGGAAGTAGATGATGTCTCTTTCCTTACTCAAGAGGCCTTTGATAGTTTGTATGATGGGGATCAGAACTTCAAAGATGACATTGATACCGGGCTGATTTCGCTTGTTTAAATATTATGTCTTGCTTTCAACCTGACACTTTCACCTTCAGTGCCTTTGACTTGGTACTGGAGATTGACCCAAAAAGTTTAATCTTCAGCCAGGCCGGCCTGTTTGGATCAACGGGCCAAAGCGAGGCTGTCATGAATGCTTTTCAGCAGGATGCATTCCAGTCGTATGTGTTTCAGACAATCCCTGATTTGCTGAAGCCGGACCCGGACTGGTTGATCCAGGCCAAGAAACGCAAGTGGACGGTATTTGCATGAAGACATTACCAAACAAGGCACCGGTAGAAAAACTGGTGCTGACTTTTGACTACACCAATGAGCTCGCGGGAGATGAGTTTTTAACTGGTGAAGTGAATGTGAATATCACTCTGCTGCGTGGGGTTGATGCCAACCCTTCAGCCATGCACAACGGAGAGCCACAAGTTGAAACCAAGCGTGTGTTGTTACCAATTAAGGGCGGTTTGAATAATTGCATCTACCAGGTAGAGGTGGTGGCAGTGACTAATAACCCACTGAAGGTGTTGTCGCTGGCAGCAGAGTTACCGATTGTAGATTGATATGACCAAAGCATTTGATCAGGCCCAGGAGCTTGAAGGGATAGAGCGTGAAAGCCTGATTGCGGCCCAGCGTAAAGAGTTGGTGCGGGTAACTTATTCGCACTGTGAAGATTGTGGTGAAGAGATCGCCAAAGAGCGGCAATTAATTGGTGGAGTAAAACGCTGTATTGAGTGCCAGGAAATTTACGAATTAAATAAAAAAAGAGGATTACGCTGATGGACGTCGAGGCACTCAAATTAGGGTTTCAAGTTTTGCAATTTTTGATCACCGGTGGTATCGGTTTTTATGTGTATATGACTAATAAAAACAAAGTCACAAATGACAGGATTGGTCAGCTGGAAAGCGAGATCGATAAAAAAATCGACAGTCATAGCGAACGCCTGGCGCGGGTTGAAGCTTTGACTGAGAAAGCACCTACTCATGAAGATCTGGCCAAGGTGTACGACAAGGTGAACCAAGTATCAGCTTGCGTGAACAGGCTGGAGGGCGAGTTTGCAGGTGTTAGCCGTGTGGTTAACTTGATTCATGAAACATTGATGGAGGAGCGCCGGAAATGAGTTTCGCAGAAAAGCTGCAGCAGGATCGCCGCTTGCTGATTTTACTGGCGCTGAAGAGTGCAGCCGGTTATCGCGCAGCCTCACGCCTGCTTATGACATTCCTGGAAAGCATGGGCCATGAGTCTACCCATGACCAGGTGCTGGGCGAATTGCAATGGCTCAAAGAACAAAATTTTATTGCGTTGTTTGAAAGTGATGGCGTGACTGTCGCTTCATTGCTTGAGCGTGGCCAGGACATTGTGGATGGCAAAGCCAAGCACCCGGGTGTTCGTCGTCCAGCTCCAGGGGAATTTTAATGGTGCAGCGCAGCAAGATATCGCAACTGCCAGAACCTGTGCGCGAGTGGCTGGATAAGGCCCTGGTAGCTGGCAACTTCAGTGATTATGTATTGTTATCTGAAGAGTTAAAGAAACGTGGCCATGATATCGGCAAAAGCTCAATCCATCGTGAAGGTCAGAAGCTGCAGAGGCGCTTGCAGGCAATTAAAGACAGCACTGCAGCTGCAAAAGCCATTGTCGATTCAGCACCCGATGACGGTGATGCGCGAAGTGAAGCAATACTTGGCCTGGTGCAGACTGAATTGTTTGAAGCCATGATTGGTCTTCAGGATGCAGCTGAAGCGATTGATCCTGTTATTCGATTAAAGCTTCTGGCGAATGTCGGCAAAGCAGTTTCTTCCACCTCCCGGGCATCTGTTCATCAAAAGAAATATTCCACTATCGTTCGTGAACGCATCCAGGCGGCAACTGATGAGTCTGAAACCATCGCCAAAAAAGCTGGCATGTCAGATGGCGACTGGGCGTTAATTCGCGCCAAGTTCTTAGGCATTAAGGTCGACAATGTCTGATGATGCACAGATATCAACAGAGCCGATCGAGATATCCAGAGGTGAACATAAAGACCTGCTGGATCTGGTAACTGAAAAACAGCAAGGCCGTGGTGAACTGGCTCGCGAGATCGATGTGCCAGGAATCCTTTTGCCTTATCAGGCTAAATGGCATCTGGATGATGCCGCTGTTAGGCTCGGCAAGAAAAGCCGCCGTATTGGTTTCTCCTGGGGATGCCTGGCCGCCGAGGGGGCTTTAGAAGCTGCACGTGAACATGGTGGTATGAACCAGTTTTACATGGGTTACAACCTTGGCATGGCTGCCGAGAATATAGGCGATGCCATCAAGTTCGCACAAATCTACGGCACGGTAGTCAGCGATATCTCCGTTCACAAAGAGCGCGAGACCATGAAAGCGTTTGACCCGGAGCTCGGAGTACTTGGTGAGCGTAAACAGGATGTCACTCGTTACAAAATCACTTTCAAGTCTGGCCATGTATATGAGGCATTGAGTTCAGCGCCTTGGAACTGGCGCGGTCGACAAGGGCATGCGCGTATCGATGAGGCCGCATTCCATCGCCAGTTGATGGAAGTGATCAAGGGCGCTTTGGCTTTCTTAATGTGGGGTGGCCGGGTGGATGTTGTCAGCTCAATGAACGGTGAGGAAAACGACTTTAATTCACTGGTCCGGGATATCGAAGCGGGCAAGTTGCCCTGGAGTTTGCATACGATTGATTTTGATAATGCGCTCCAGGACGGATTGTATAAACGCATCTGCCTGGTACGTGGGGTTGGCTGGACACCCGCGCTTGAATCTGCGTTCAGAGCAGACACATTTGCTTCTTACCCTGACCAGGCTGACGCCAACGAAGAGCTGCTATGTATTCCGAAAAAAGGCAGTGGTGTTTATCTGCCTCGCTTCTTGATTGAGTCGTGCCAGGACAATCGCATTCCTACGATTCGCCTGAAAAAAGATGCCGCTTATGTGATGAATCCAGATCGCATTCAAGAAACCGATGAATGGTGCCGGGAGAATCTGAAGCCAATTATCGATAATATGCGACCAGAAAAACCGTCATATTACGGACAAGATTTTGGCCGCACTGGTGACTTGTCAGATATTTGGTTTGGCCAAGAGGAAACCAAAAGCTCTCGTCGAGTTACAGCTGGCGTTGAGTTGCGCAATATTCCGTTTGATGTACAGGCCCGAATCCGTGATTACATCCTGGACAATCTCCCGCATTTTAGACACGCCAGTTTTGATGCCCGTGGCAATGGACAGCAGCATGCCGAATCTGCCATGCAGAAGTATGGCCAAGCGAGAGTCACTTGTGTCATGGCCACCGTTCAATTTTATGCAGAATGGTTTGCTAAATATAAGTCAGCCTATGAAGGCAAGTACATTGCTGTGCCTGGTGGGGAGGATGTCGTTACCGATCACCGTCGTGTGGTCTTGGTAAAGGGTATGCCTACGATGGACCCGGGCCGAGATAAGGGCAGTGATGGCGGATATCGACACGGTGACTCTGCTGTCGCTGGTTTGATGTTCTGGCATGCATCCAATCAGGAGGGTGAACCAGCTGCTGGAGTCACCATTGAGTCTGTCATTCAAATCGACCAGGTATTTACCCCCTCCCGAATGGTTGGGAGGCAGAGAACGCGAATTTTCAGAAGGCCGCATTAGGCGGTTTTTTATCATCTGGGGTGCCCAGATATAGCCAAAACACGTTTTACCCGCTTTATAAAGTTTTATAAAACGGTTTTTAGAGGGATTTAAGCATGAGTGAGACGGTAAAAAAGCGCTGGTATAAAAAGTTGGCAGAATCTGTCACCGAAATATTCAATTCTCCAGCGCCTGCTGCAGAGATAAAAATGACCTTGCGTGAAGCAGCTGGTGTGACCGTTGACGATGATGAGGCCGACTGGCGACCATTGTCTGGTGACAGCAAACGCGACCTGTCTCCTATCACTCAGAAACGCATGCGTGAAATGGCGTTTTATTTGTGGGAGTCCAATGTCCTTGCAAATAGGATGATTGAATTGCCGCTGGCTTTCATTCTGGCCGAGGGTGTCAAGCTGGTCCATAAGGACAAGGACGCGCAAAAGGTGCTGAAGAAATTCTGGAAGCATCCTATTAACAGCATGGATATCAAGTTGACCAAAAAGGTCCGCGAGTTGGGCTTGTATGGTGAACAGTGCTATCCGACATTTGTTAATACTGTTAATGGGGCGGTGAGACTTGGTTACCTGGACCCGGGATTAATCGCCGAAGTTGTGGTGGACCCTGACAATTCAGAACAGCCGATCGGGATTGTGACTACCAAAGATAGAAAAGGCGTTGCACGTCGCTATAAGGTGATTGTGAACGGTGCCGAAACTGAAATGTTTACTCAGCGCACCCAGGGGATTCGCGATAGCTTTACAGATGGTGAGTGCTTTTATTTCACCGTCAATGATGTAAGCAATGGCAAGCGTGGCCGTAGCGATTTGTTGGCCTCGGCAGACTGGCTGGATGGTTACGATGAATTTTTATTCAATGAGCTGGACCGTGTAAAAGAGCTGCGTTCATTCATTTGGGATGTCACTCTCAATGGAGCAACTGAAGAAGAAGTAAAGAAACGGGCAAAAGATATTGCGCCACCCGGGCCGAATAGTGTTCGTGTGCATAACGACAACGAGGTATGGAAAGCTGAAACCCCTGAGATAAATGCTGCGGATACAACCAATACTGGCCGCTTATTCCGTAACCATATCATGGGTGGCAATACGATCCCTGAACATTGGTTTGGGGGTGGTGGCGATGTAAACCGCGCCGTGGGTGCCGAAATGGGCGAGCCTACGTTCAAGATTTTCACCATGCGCCAGACCACTGTGCGCTACATGCTTGAAACAATGGGCCGCTACGTGTTGCGTCAAAAGAAACTGGCAGAGACTAAGTCTGAGCCAGAGCTGGATGATGAGTACCTGGACTTTGATGTGATATTCCCGGAAATGACCAGCAAGGATATCAGCAAGTATGCAGCGGCCATGCAGCAGGCTGTGATTGGTTGCGCGATGGCTATTGAGAAAGGATTAATGAGCGACTCGACCGCCATTAAAATAATCAGCACCATCGCTGGCCGTCTTGGCGTTGAGTTTGATGCTGAAGCCGAACTCAAAGCGGTGCAGCTGAAGCGTAGCCAGGCTAAAGATAATGAAACCTTTACCACGCCGGAGCTGGATGCCGCTGCATGACCTCTCCAGGTGACAAGAAAAAACGCTTTAATGGCGCTTTAAAAGAGCAGCTGCAGGAGCGCACCAGGATATTCACCAACACCCGGGATGAGGTCATGCGGCTGCTGAATATGGCCGCTGTTGATATCTCTGTGGTATTGGCTGGCCAGCCAACTGATTATCAGCGCTGGTACCTACCGGATTTGCAGTTCGAGATCTCGCGCATACTCCAGGAGTTTGGTGATAACTCTGCGCCTCTAGTCGGCAGCGCTGCCGGTAATGCCTGGCAGAATGGTCTGAATATCCTGGACAAGCCTTTATCAGCTGCTGGTGAGACTCGCTTTGTTAAGGCCCTGCCTTTGCTCAGCACAAATCAATTGATGGCCATGCGGGCGTTTATGACGCAGGAGATCAAAGGGCTGGGTACTGGCGCGGCCAATCTTATTAATACTCAGCTCGGCCTGGTTGTGATCGGAGCTCAATCCCCGGGTGATGCCGTCACCAGTGTGCGTCACATTCTAGACGAGCAATCTCGCTCCAAAGCAACCACCATTGTGCGCACGGAGTTGAACGCTGTTTTTTCAATTGCCGGTAATGAGCGCATGATGCAGGCGTACCATGCCGGTCTACCGATGGGCAAAACATGGTTGCGTAGTGGAAAAATACACCCACGCATTGGCCACAATATGGCACATGGTCAGACCGTGCCGGTAGACCAGCCATTCTCGGTACCATCTAGCACCGGTGGTGCACCGACTAAGATGATGTTTCCACATGATCCTAAAGCCCCGATAAAAGAAAAGATCAATTGCGGGTGTGCCTCGGTGCCTAGTGTAGACTTCACCAAACCAATCACACCCGGCGGATTTGTCTCGAGTATCCGCTCTACTGTTTAAGCCCGCTAAATGCGGGTTTTTTTACGTCAAATATTTTAATCCGTATTAATGTAAGCCGCCCGCAGCAATCCCTAACATAGCCCCTATTACCTCGATAAATAAATTAATCGTTCAATTAACAGGAGTTTGATATGTCTGGTGCAGAAGCCAAAGAATTTACCAAAGCAGACGCGGCAAAAGCGGTAAAACGCGCGGTGCCGGTTTTTGGTGAGGACAAAAAACAGAAACGTGATGGCAAAGGTGAGCTGGTTTTCAAGCCTGTTGCTGTCGAAGAAAAAGAAGTCCTGGACTTCATCAAAAAAGAAGATGGCACTGTCATCGTTGTGACCGTCGACGGCCAGAAGCTGACTGGCGAGGCTTAACAGCTCATGAAAAAAATCCCCAAACAAGGTTTGACTGGTGCAGTACTGCTGCGAGAAGCAGCTGTTACTGAATTCAAAGCCATCATTGACCTGGTGCGTGGTGCGCTCAATAACATGCTGTATCCGGCAGGCACCAATGACTGGGTTCATATCGAGGCTATCTATCCAGACCGCGTCGTCATTGAAAAAGACGGCAAAAACATCCAGTTCCCTTACACCATTGATGCTAACAATACTGTTGCTTTTGGTAATGGTGTCCAGGTGATTGAAGAATACGTGGCGCTCTCGGCAAAAGAAGCTGCAGATGTACAGCAAGGTATGTTTATTGAGGCTGCAGGCGAGGCGGATTCTGGCAAGTGGTTGATCAAAGTGATTCAGGCGGGCTTGAGTCTCAACGGCATTTTTTATCCAGATGCAGTACTGCGTGAGGCCGCGCATTTGTTCAATGGTGCGCGTGTGTTTGTGAAGGGCGATGTTGAACATACCAAAGGCTTAGGCAAAGACTTTCGGCAGCTTGAGGCAGGATTGTCAAACGCCCAGTTTATCGAGGGTGTAAAGCCTGATACCGGCGTCATTCAAGCAGTCATGAGTTTTATTGTGCCTGGTAACGATATTGCCATCAAAGTGCGTGAAGCATATGCGCGGGATATGGCAAGCCTGTTCGGCTTCAGTATTGATGCCGATGGCACAGCAAAAAACAAAACCAAAGGTGGCAAGAAATTTAAAGAAGCCACTTCTATCACCAAAGTCAGCAGTGTGGATTTGATTGTCGAGCCGGGTGCCGGTGGTCAGTTGATCCGCATGGTCGAATCAACTAACCCCAACAAGGAGACAGATATGTGGAAGCAGCGCATGCTCGAGGCTGTAATGAGAGTAAACCCTGGCAGATTTGCCGGAAAGAGTGTCGATGATATTGATGACACGGAATTAGAGTCTGCATTCCGTGAAGCATTCCCGAACGGCTCAGGCAATAACCAGGCTGGCAATACTGGCCTGACACAAGAGCAGGTAAATGAACAGATTCGAATGGTTGAATGCCGCGCCAATATGCGTACTGAGATTGCTACAAGCACCTTACCGCAGGTTGCAAAAGACAAGTTGCTGGCTGAATTTAGCAAGCGTGAGCGTTTTGTTGAAGCTGATGTGACCACAGCGATTACAGGCGAGCGTGAATACCTGGCTAAATTTGCCGAGGCTGGCAAAGTAAATCTGGATTTTGGTGCCAGTGCTCAGGTTGAAGACCGCAGTGTGAAGATTGCAGATATGCTGGCCGCATTTTTTGACCCTTCTCATAAAGATCATCGTAATGTTCACTCGTTCAAAGAGTGCTATATCGAGATTACTGGTGATAAGGATATTACAGGTCTCATGCGGAATGTTGATCGCACAAAATTGCGTGAATCAGCCGGTGTTAGTTTCCGCGAATCAATTGACACTTCAACATTCTCTGAAGTCTTGGGTGATTCAATTACTCGTCGCATGCAAGAAATGTATACCGGCATGACTGACCTGCAAGGGTGGCGCGGTGTTTGTACAGTCGGCAGAGCCAATGATTTTAGGATTCAGCACTCAACCCGTGTGGGTGGTTATGGGAATTTACAAGTTGTAGGTCAAGGTGACCCATATCCAGAACTGCAAACACCAGGCGATGATGAATCGACATGGTCAGTCGCAAAGCGTGGTGGCACCGAGCGCATTACGCTCGAGGCTGTAAAAAATGATGATGTGCGACTGATCACTAAAATCCCAGGTGAACTCGCTTTATCAGCCGCGAATACATTGTACGAGTTTACATTTGACTTTTTCCGCCTCAACCCGATTAGCTGGGATGGCGTTGCGCTATATCACGCCAGTCACGGCAACCTCTTTACCGCTGCGTTGAGTTCTGCTGAGTACAAGGCTCACCGCCTGGCAATGCAGAAGCAAGTTCGTTCTGGTAGCGGCAAGCGCCTGGGCAATACACCTGCGATGTTGCTGGTGCCTTTTGATCAGCAAGATACGGCTTATGACTTGTTTGTGCGTGGTAACAACAATGATAAGACCTTCATCCAGAGCCTGAACCCAGCCATTATCACTGTGAACTACTGGGCCGATGGCACTGACTGGGTGACCTTGGCTGATCCTAAACGCTTTGGTGTGCTGGAAATCGATTTTCTGGATGGCCGTGAAGAGCCTGATTTGTTTGTCCAGGATAGCCCGACTGTGGGCAGTATGTTCAGCAATGACCAGATCACTTACAAAATCCGTCATATCTACGGTGGCAACTGGTTGGTGGATGCGGAAAAAGGCACGACCAAGGCAGTGGTGGCAGGCTAATCAATACGATCCCCGGGCAACTGGGGAGGTACTTCGTTTTTACAGCGCATATTTTCAAAGGAGAAAACACTCATGCGTAAATTGAAACATTCCTTATTGGCCCTGGGCGTGCTGGCGTTATCAGCAATCGCCTGGGTGCCCGCTGCGGTCGCTGACACGCAAAACTATGGCTTGAGTATCCAGCAGCAGATTATCCCTTTTCATATTAGTGGCCAGTACACAGCAACCACAGCAGCTGTGGTTCGCTTCAAGCTGCCATACGCAGCGAAGCTGGTTGGTGTTTCCGCAACGGCCCGGGCGTCTGGTGGCACTACTCCCACGCTGACGGTTGATGTGAAGGAAGGCGGTACCACTGTGCTATCGGCACCGGTTGCAATTACTGCTGGCACCGTGAGTGAGGGCACGGTTAGCGATAGCTTGCTGGCGGATGAGTCGACTATTACTGCTGATCTGACCATTGGGGGGACGTCGCCCACATGGAATGACATCGTTTTATTGCTCACGGTAGTCCGGCGTTAACCATAGAAATCACAACTGTTTATTTATCAAATATCCCTCCCCCGGGAGGGATATTGAGTAAATCAAGAGAGAGACATGCCCATAATCGACTTTCAATCTATCGTTGAAGACCTGGTGCGCGATGACGCGAACCAGATAACCAACGTGCAGCGCGACACTGCCATTGTGAGTGCGATTGAGCGCTACAGCAAAGACAAGCCGCGCACCAAGGTAGAAGATATTGCCGCCCCGGGTGGCAGCTTGTTGCCTTTACCTGTTGGCTGGCAAGCTGACTTTTCCAGCCTGGCCACGATTGAATATCCGGTTGGCCAGGTGCCACCTAATCTGATTCCAAATAACTACTGGAATATGTATCAAAGCCCTGTCGGCCTGACCATACAGCTTTATGAGGCTTTGCAAAGCAATGTGCAATGTCGCCTAACATTTAGCATCAAGCATGTGCTGGATGATAACCAGGACACGATTCCACTGGGTGATCGGGAGCCTGTTTGCTGTTTGGCCGCTGCGAGCTTATGTGACCAACTGGCCGCGTTTTATTCTGGTTCTGGTGACAGTACGATCAAGGCCGATAGCGTCGAGCATCAAAGCGCCTCAAAAGAATACGCTGCGCGTGCAGCTGCTTTGCGCAAGCGTTATCTCAATGAACTCGGCATCGATGACAAGAAGAATGTAGCTGCTGCTGCAGTCGTGAGTTTTGACCGTGGTAACTCCCTGGGTGATCAGCGTTTGACGCATGGCCGCGACTACAAAGCACAACGGAGACGCCGCTAATGGAAACCGTTGTGACTCTGCCATATGAGCGCCTCGCTCAAGCATTCTTGATGGCCCCGGACTTCACCAGGCGCGAACTGAATGCATGGATGACGTATATCGGTTTTCACATGCAGCGTGAAGTCCAGGTGCGCACACCAAAACGTGATGGCACTTTGCAAAATAGTATTCAGCCGGTTGTGAAACCTGTTGGCCGCTTTGGTGTGGAAGCCATCGTTGGCACGCCGCTCAACTATGCGGTACCAGTGGAGGAAGACGTCAAGCCTCATGACATTGTTGCAAAGAACGGAAAGGCCTTGCATTTCATGATGCGCGGTATCCCAATCATGGTGAAGAAGGTGCGCCACCCTGGATCAAAAGGTGCCTTCATGTTTAAGAAAGCCTTTGAAGCCAATGCCGCACAAATCGAACAAGACTTTGTTGCATTTACAGATCACCTGTTTGCCAAGATTACTGCGGGGGTGAGATGACTTCTGCAGCCGAAATGCGCACGGCCATCATGGACACGCTCGCTTCGCTAGAGATTGGCCAGAAGCATGCTTATGAGCGATTCACCCAAAAAGGCAATGCGCTTAAAGAGTTGTACCAGGCAGATGATGGCCAGCTGAATGGCTGGAATCTGCGCAGGGCTAGTTTCCTGAAGACGGAAATTTCTACGCCATTGTTTCGCGTGCGGACTACCTGGAAGTTAACCGGTTATTACGCATTGAACGATGATGACAAAAGCGAGCTGGTGTTTGACGCTCAAATTGACCTGGTCGACAAAGCGCTTTCTCAGGATATGACTTTTGGTGTTGGTGACCGGTTTGATAACTACCAGCTGCAGATGGACCAAGAACCGGTGATGTTTGCTGGCGTGTTGTGTCACCAGGCTGTATTCACTTTTGATACTGCGCATGAGCAGATGGACTCGGAAAGCTCAGCACTCAATGACTTCATTACCTTTCATGCTCAATACGATATCCCGCCGCATGTGACTGCTGCGCAACATCAGAAATGGCTGAGGGAGCCGCCGGACCATTCGGCATCGATGCCAGAGTTAACCCAGACGATTAATTTACTAGGAAATCAATCATGACTACCGACACCGACAAACCAGTTGAAAAACCTGTCTTGCATCAACCGGCTGTACTGAAACCAAAAGAGGGAAAGCCGCCAGTTCGTAAAGAGGATGGTAAATATTTACCTGAAGGTGGTGACACCGTGATTTTCACAGCCTATTGGGCACGCCGTCTTGATGATGGTGACGTCGAGTTCGTGACAGGCAAAGCCAAGAAATAACCGGCTAATCAAAATTTTAAGGAGCTTTTTAAATGGCTGACAATTTAACCTTTATGACTATTCCAGTTGACTGGCGTGTTCCTGGTGCAAATATCGAGATCGACCCAAGCCGGGCCGTCCGTGGTTTGCTGCCACTCAACTCCCACAAGATGCTGGTGATCGGCCAACGTTTGAACACAGGCATTATTCCGGCAGGTCAATCTGTTCGTGTTTCCCGTGTAGAAGATGGCGTCAATTACTTTGGCCGTGGCTCTATGCTGGCTCAGCAAATCGACGCTGTACTGGCCGTTAACCCTTACACAGAATTTCATGCGATCGCACTGGATGATAATGCCGCGGGTACAGCTGCTGCTGGTACTTTCACCTTCACAGGTAGCCCGACAGAATCCGGGACCCTGAATGCGAAAATCGGTGGCCGTGATATTAAGGTCGGTATTACTGCATCGCAAACCGTGGCGCAGATTGCTACCAATACGGCTGCAGCCATCAATGCAGACTTGGATGGTGCGGTCACGGCTGCAGCTGCAGCCGGTGTGGTCACTGTTACCTCACGCCACAAGGGCTTAGAGGGTAACGACATTGATTTGCGACTCAACTACAACCAGGGTGAAGTGACGCCTAAAGGTTTGACTGTTGTCATCGCGGCAATGACAGGCGGTACCGCAAACCCTGATGTAACAGCCGCCATTACAGCGATGGGTTCATTGCCTGCTTACAGTATTTTGTCTGGCTGGACCGATGCGGCAAACGTTGCACTTCTGGAGGCAGAACTGACCGCTCGTTGGGGCGGCATGCAAATGCGCCAAGGACACGTATTTGGGTTTAAAGCAGGCTCATTCAGTACATTAACTGCTTATGGTAGTGCACGTAATAGCCCGCACTCTTCATTCCTTGGCCTGAACAAATCACCAACATTACCCTGGGTGATTTCTGCTCAATGGGGTGCAGCTATTGAGTTCAGTGGTGCGAATGATCCTGCATTGCCATTCAGAAGCATTTACCTGCCGGATGTTTTGGCACCTGATGAGAAGCTGCGCTTTATTACATCTGAGCGAAACTTGCTTTTGCATGATGGCATCAGCACTGTCACCTTTGACCAGGGCGGTAACTGCTACATCGAGCAGGTGATTACCACATACCAGACCAATTCATTTGGCATGGAGGATGTTGCACTCCTGAAGCTGAACTCCAAGTGGACAGCAGACTACATGGGATTTGCATTTAAGGCTGACATCCTGGCTACCTTCCCGAGACACAAACTGGCAGAAGATGATGTGCTGGACTTTGTTGATCCTGGTCAGGCAATCGCTACTCCTAAACGGATTCGCCAATGCCTGATTGGCACGGCGATCAAGTTGGCACGTGCTGGGTTATTGGAAGACTTGGACGGCTTTATCAGAGATGTGCGTGTTGTGATCTCAGATGTTGATAAAAACCGTGTCAATTGCATTTTGCCGCCGAACCTGGTCAACCAGTTCGATGTGTTTGCAGCTGCAGTTCAGTTCGTTTTATAAGGAGATAGATAATGCCAACAGTACATGGGCGTGCATACATCAACGTTGATGGCACACGTTACAACACACAAGCTGGCGCAACCCTGAAGCTATCCGGGGATGCACTCACCCCTGTGGTGGGTGATTCCGGGTTAGCCGGTTCGCAAGCTGAATACCAGGCGGGTGAAGTGACCTGCACTATTATTGCCACAGCGGATATCAGCACCGAAGCGCTCAAAGGACAAACAGATGTATCAATTACCTTTGAGAGCGATAACGGCAAGAGCTGGATCGCAAGCAATGCATTCCGTGGGCCATTACCGCAGTTAGCCAAAGAAGGCTATGCAATGACCTATTACGGTGACTTTAAAGAGGCATAATCATGGATAAACGCGATCCTTTAGCCCCTCATAAATTTGCCAAGCCAATCATCCTCGCGGAAGTTACTTACACGCACTTCAAACTTCGCGACCCAACCATTGATGACATGTTCACCGCCGAGCTGGAGGCGGCGCGCACTGGTGGAGGTACGCACACACCATTGCAATTCAATGGGCACATGATGGTTCTCCAGATGGATGAAGTCAGTAATGAAAAAGGTGACTCATTCAAAGGCCCGTTCACTATGAGCATGCTGAAGAAATGGGGCCCACGTAATTATGGCGCCATTCGTGAAGTGCAGCTGGAGATTGATAAGTTGGGGGAAGCCGACTCGAGCGAACAAAGCCAAGACTAGCTGGGGTTTTGTTAATCGCTCTAAAGACAGGCTGGTCCAGAGAATCCATCCTGTCTTTATCACTTCATGAGTTTAATTACTACCTTGAAAAAATCACTGAAATACTCACTGGACCTGAAAAATAAATGAATCGTGAAATGACATTAATGATGCGTCTGCAGGCTGATGCCAGCCGCATGATCAATGCTTTCATGTCCGGTGAGCGTGGCGTTAAGCGTTTGGTTAATACCGCCAAAAGCGAATTTACAGCCTTCAAAACCAGCATTAACTCTTTAGAAGGCCGCTTAGCTAGCCTGGGTGTCACCGTGGGTATCGTTGCGACCGACATCCAGTCAGCCAGAATGGACAAGAGTCTCACTCAAATTGGTCAGACTGCTGATATGTCCCGGGAGGAAATTGCCGGGCTACGCAGGGAGTTGTTTGAAATGTCTAAAGAGACTGGCCAGAACGTTGACGAGCTGAAAGATGGTTTCAATAATGCTGTACAGGCTGGTTTGAAACTCAATGAAGCCAAGAACGTTATCGATGCCACTAACAAGGCAATGGCTGTCACCGGGGCACAGGCGAATATTCTTACTGATAGTTTGACCGTCGCCGGTACAGCCTACAATTTCGACCTCACAAAACCAAAACTTGCCCTTGGTCTCCTGGACAAAATGACTGTGGCCGGGCGCTTAGGTAATGCCGAACTGGAGAATCTGTCCAGCATATTTTCACGTGTGGGCCCCAATGCCGCCAGTGCCGGTATGGGCTTTGAACAGACCCTTGGTTTTATTGAGGGGTTATCCAAGATCGAACGACAGCCAGAACGCCTGGCCACGTTGGCCGACTCTACCCTGCGCCTGTTTAACAACCTTGAGTATATGAAAAATGCTCAAAAGGCCACTGGCGTTAAGTTCTTTAATGCAGATGGCAGCCGCCGTGATGCTTTCAAAGTGGTTGAGGATATCAAAAAGAAATACGACACCCTCAATACTGAAAAAGAACAGGCGGTTTATATCCAGAAAGCATTTGGTAAAGCTGACCTGGATACTATTAAGGGCATGCGCGTGCTGTTGAACGGCGACATGCTGAAAACCATCAGGGAGTTTTCTGGCGAGATAGCGACAGCCGGTGGCACCATTGAACGAGATCTTCCTGCCGCAATCAGTAATGCGGTCGACCAATCTGGTCGGCTTAAATCAACATTGAGAGAGGCTGCAGACGGCTTTGCCCAGCCGATCAATGACAGCATTCAAAGAGCCATTAAATACACCCTGGACAGCAAAGAAAAAGGCGGTATGGGAATGGATGGCAACGATTTGCTGCTGGCCGGAGGCGGCGCTGCGCTTAGTGGCATTCTGCTGAAACGCTATGGCCCCAAAATGTTGCAGAAGCTTGGTGGCGGAATTGCTGGGCTTGGCGCGGGAGTTGCCACTGGCAAAGCCTTAGAGAATGCTGCTGGCGTCATGCCTGTGTATGTTGTGAATATGCCTGCTACTTTAGGGGGTGAATCCTCATTGCCTGGTATGCCTATAAAAGACCAGGCAGCACTACTAAAGAAAAAGCCTGACGCTCTGAAAAATAGCTGGATGACAGCGGCCATGATGAAGAATTTAGGGTTGGCGGTAGCGCCTTTTGCTGCAATGTATGGTGCTACTGAGTGGGCTGGCGACACCAGCAATGATGTTGGCCGTGTGCAGGGCTTGCAGGATTTCAGCAGCATCCTGAACAAGATTTTCAGCTACGACCCAGACGCAAAACAAAAGGCCTGGCGTGAAAAGCAGGATCGTGAGTTGAACGGTACCCTGGATGTTCACTTGCATGATGATCGAGCGCCAACCGTACAATTCACGTCAAATCAACCAGGCCTCAAGGTCAGCGTTGATAATGGCCAACACATGTCTGGTGGTTAATTATGGCTGAGTATAAAGGTAGTTTTCGCGGGGTTGAGTTTCATACAATACAGTCACAAGGTCAGATGGGCCGACGTTCTGTTATTGATCAATACGCTGATAAGGATGAGGCCAGTAGTGAAGATTTGGGCGGTGAAGCGCATGTCTTCACATTATCCATATTCGTTGTTGGCAACGATTGGGTTGCAAAGCGGGAGGCTTTAGAAGCCGCTTTTAATAAAAAGGGGCCAGGCGAACTGGTGCACCCTTGGCGCGGCACTATGAATGTCCAGGTAGGCACTTGCCAGCCTTCTGAGAACATTAGCGAAAAAGCCAAACAAAGCTGGACTGTTACTTTTACCCGGGTGGGCACTCAATCGCAGCCAACGGTTAGAGCTGATACTGTGGCCGTGGTTGACGCAGCTTCAGATAAAGCCCTGGCAGCCATACAGGATGACTTTAGCGAGGAGTTCAGTGTTGAGGATACGCCTGATTTTGTTGAGCAAGATGCAGTAAGCCAGGTCAATGGAGCGCTGGACAGTGTCATCGCTGCATCAAAAAGCATGCTGCCTGATATGTCCATTCTGCCTGCGTTCACCTCCAGTGCGGGCAAAATAGTTTCTAAGATCACAACATTGTTGCGTACCCCAACTAGCCTGGCCAGTTCAATTAGTGGCCAGATTGCTGCGATCATTGGTCTGAGTAACTCCCCATTGTCAGCATTCAATGCCCTGAAGCGATTATTCGGTGTGAGGTCGACTGCAAGTACCAGGACAACACCGAGCCGTATTCGGCAGACAAACAATGCGGTCGCAGTTAGCAACTTGGTCAGGCAAACGGCGATTGTAGAGGCCGCACGTGCCACAGCAAGTATTGAATTTGAAAGCCAGGATCAGGCCGTGGCCATCCGTGACGTTGTGATCGATGCGATTAACACCGAGCAGCTGACCGCCAACGATAACGTATTTGTTGCTTTATCCGACCTGCGTGCTGCGGTTGTAAAAGACATTAATACCCGTGCCGTGGATCTGCGCAAATTGGTGAATTACACACCCAAGCAAACGATGCCGGCAGTCGTCTTGGCGTATCGTTTATATGGTGATGCCACGCGCGATGAAGAGATCGTTACCAGGAACAAAATTGCACACCCGGGGTTTCTGCCTGGTGGCCGTGCATTGGAGGTTTTAACAGATGACTAATGAAATAAAACGCCCACCGCCACCAGCTCCGTTTCCGCCGCCGCCAAGCCGGATGTGTAAGCACGTATGGGGAGTCTTGGTTGAGACCGAAGAAAGTAAAAAGTTGAGACGCGATTATGAAATGCTAAGACAGGACTTTATTAAGAAATGATTGAGCTCAAGGTGAATGGCAATATTTACGGCGGCTGGAAAAGCTGCCGTATTCCTTTTGGCATCGAGCAGATCGCTGGCAGCTTTGATATCGGCTTGAAGGATCGCTGGGTTGGCCAGGATAACCCTTACCCGATTCTGGTAGGTTCTGAATGCCAGGTGTTGATCGATAACGAGATAGTGGTCACCGGTTATGTGGATGACAACCTGCCAAGCTTTGACGCCAAAAATCATGAGATACACATCAATGGCCGTGATCGCACCGGTGATCTGGTGGACTGCTCTGCTATTTATAAATCTGGCCAGTGGCTTAATTGCTCACTGGATCAAATCGTGCGTGACCTATGCAAGCCATTCGGCATTACAGTGATTGTCGATGCTCCGGTCGGAGATAAATTTGCAAGCTATAGCATCCAGGAAGGTGAAGCCGCTTTTGAATGTATTGACCGGGCATGCCGGATGCGGGCGGTACTGCCGGTATCTAACGGTCGAGGCGGTCTGATACTCACCAGGGCAAAGAATACAGCTCCGATCGCTGAGTTGATTCAGGGGCAAAACATCCTGAAGGCGGCTGGTGAATACAGCATGAAAGAGCGCTTCAGCGAATACATCATCAAAGGGCAGGATCGTGCCGGTGATGACTTTGACTCCCCCGAAAATCATGCGCAAGTGATGGCCAGGGCCACTGATTCATTTGTGAAGCGCTATCGCCCTTTAATTGTCTTGGCTGAAGACAAAGGGCCGCATGCAACGTACAGGCAACGTGCTGAGTGGGAACGCAATGTTAGGCGTGGCCGTAGCGCACGCGCAACAATCACAGTGCGTGGCTGGCGTAATGTCACTGGCGCTTTATGGCGTGCTAATACGATGGTTTATTTGTATTCCCCCTATTTGGGTGCTGACGCAGACTTGTTGATTGCCGGAGGCTCTTACATTAGCAGCGAGACTGAAGGCAAACTGACTGAGTTAACATTGGTTGGCCGTGAAGCGCTGGATCTGCTGGTGGGTGTTAAAACGACGCGTTTGGAGAGTGCCATTAGCGGCAAAAAGGGGGCGGCTGCAGGAGCTAGTGTCGCTCCTAAAGGTAAGAAATCAGATGACTGGAGCATGCTGTAGTGGATATTGTCAGAATCATAAATAAAGTGACCGATCCTTTGCGTCGACGTGTCCGTTTGATGGTCTCCAGGGCAATATTAAACATCATCAATGATGCTGGTGGCATTCAAGTGGTGCAGGTAAAGCTTCTGGCCAACGAAACGCGCGATGGCGTCGAGCGCATTCAAAATTATGGCCATACCTCGGTGCCATTACCTGGTGCTGAAGGCGTCATGGTCTGTGTCAGTGGGAATCGTGATCACGGCATTGTGATTGCAATGGATGATGGCCGTCATCGCTTGAAAGGGTTGCAGCCTGGTGAGGTGGCCATGTATTCGCACCTGGATAAAGAGCCGCACCGGCACCATATCATCCTGGATAAAGATGGTGGCATGTCAATCATGGCCAAGAACGTGACGGTTAAAGCAGAGGAAACCGCACGCATTGAAGGTGAAATCGTGGAAGTGCATGCCAGGACACGATATAAGTTTGATGTTGATGGCCACGGCCAGAGCTGGGATAACAAAGGCGTGGAAACGTGGCAGGATAACGATGAAGCCAGGCCGCACCACCCTCATGCCCCGCCTGAAATACCATAATTACACCCGATGTGAAGCCGCAATTCAGCGGCTTTTATTTTTTAATCCGTTTTAATGTAGCGCACCAGGTCAAATCCATATCATGCCTACATGGCAGATATTCGGACAGTCTTTATCGATATGGAGCATGGCGCAGACTATGCTCTGGCTGGCCTTGGCCTGGAGGATGATACTAGCCTGGATACGGCTGTCATCATGAGTATTTTCACAAACCGTCGCGCTTCAGACGACGATGTGCTGCCGCCCGGGAGTGACGATAAGCAAGGCTCCTGGATGGATAGTTTCGCTGACGTAGAAGGCGACAAGATTGGTAGCCGGTTGTGGCTGCTTGCACGTGCAAAACTTACTGCAGATACAGTCGCCAAAGTTAAGTTCTATCTCGATGAATGCTTGGCGTGGCTGGTCACAGATGGCATTGCAAAAGCGGTAAATGTTACCGCTGAAATTGCCCGCTATCACCCCTTGGGCATCATTGCCAGCATCATTGAAATTCAACGGCCAGATGGCACAACAACACGCTACCAGTTTGCCAACCTATGGAGGCAAGAATAATGGCCTGGGAAAGACCAACACTTGCCGAGTTGATCAAACGCACCCAAGCGGATATGGAGTCCGAAATTGATGGTGTCGATGCAAAGGTTCGCCGCAGAAATCTAAACATCATTGCAAAAGTGATTGCTCTTGTGGCGCATACCCTGTACGGGTTTATTGCTTTTATAGCCCAGCAGATTATTGCAATCTATTCTCAGGGTGAATACTTGGCCAGGCATGCAAGTTTCTGGCTCGATGATGGAATCCGGGGAGCAGAGTTTTCCTCTGGACCTGTCGTATTTAACGGAAGTATTGGCAGCGAGATTGAAGAAGACACCATCTTGATCAGGAGCGACGGTGTTGAGTTTCGCACTGATGAATCTGGTGTGTTTAGTAGCACCAGTTTGACCCTGAACGTCACTGCAGAAGTGGCAGGCCTTGCAGGTGACACTGATGCGGGCACAATTTTAACGCTCTCTCAACCAATTGATGGCGTGTCTTCAAACGCTATTGTCGATGCTGCGGCCATCACCGGCGGTGCAGATGTTGAAAGCGAGGAAAGTGTTCAAGAGCGAATTAAAAATCGCGTTCAAAACCCGCCACATGGAGGCGCAGATCATGATTATGTTACCTGGGCAAAAGAAGTACCTGGTGTAACAAGGGCTTGGGTTTATAGGCATGAGATGGGGGCTGGTACTGTGACAGTTCGTTTTGTGCGTGATAACGATGACAACATTATTCCTTCAAATGCAGAAGTTGCTGTTGTACAAGCCAAACTTAATAGTGAAGCTCCAGTAACAGCGACTGCTATTGCCGCTGCGCCAATAGCAGAGCCACTAGACTTTACCATTGGACTAACTCCCAATACTCCAGAAGTTCAAGCTGCTGTGATTGCTCAATTGGATGATCTAATCAAGCGTGAATCCATTCCTGGCGGAACGCTATTAATCAGCCATATTCGCGAGGCCATTTCATTGGCTGCAGGCGAAAAAAACTATGTAATGCCAACCCCTAATGCAGACATAACACGTGCTCTGGGCAAGATGACGACTTTGGGTAATTTCACATGGACGTCATAGGTTATTTAACGCTTTTACAGAATGCCATCCCGGAAGGTTTAGCCTGGACGCGTGCACCTTTGGCATTTATGACTAGGCTGCTCACTGCGATTGCAAAAGAATTTGCCCGCATTGATGCCAGGGCAAGAAATCTGCCAAACGAGGCTGACCCAAGGGAAACCGTTGAGCTGATTGATGATTGGGAGCGCTTCGCTGGTTTACCGGATATCTGCGTTACGAAAGAGCAGTCTCTTCAGGAGCGCCAGGTAGCATTGTCTGCCAAGCTGAGAATGCAAGGTGGGCAAAATGCAGCATATTTCATTCAGATCGCGTCTGACTTGGGCTATGAAGGTGCGACAGTAGATCACAAATTTATGGAGTTAACTTGTAATGATGACTGCAACGATGAGCTGCATTCACCTGATGACAAGTATACCTGGGTGATGAACCTACCATCTGATGGTGGGTTTTACCAAATGGACGCGGAATCACCCTGTGATAATGCGCTGGCATCATGGGGTGATGAGGCAATTGAGTGTCGTATTAATCGTTACTCGCCATCACACACAACTATTATTTTTGCTTATACAGGACCTTAGATGAGACGCATATCAGGACCAACCGCCGAGCAGGACAAATATGGCCTGGGCAAACATGGGTATCGCAACGGGAATAAAGAGCTTGGCATTCCTGCCACCATTCTCAATGCCGAAGTTTTCAACTCCAATCAGGAAGAGATTTGTAATGTCATCGAGGCTGCAGGATTGACGATTGATCCCGATGATAATACCCAGCTATTGAAGGCCATGAGCATTATTTTGAGTAATGCAGATATGGGGGTACGTTATACAACAACTGCCGCTATTGTCCTTAATGGATTGGCGGCGCAAGGTGGTGGTGATTGGCCTGCACCATTGACTGGCGGTGACATCATCCTGGTGAAAAATCAGGCAGCTGCTGCAACAAATGGATGGTATGTAGCTGCTGTTGGGGCGTGGACGCGAGTGTCTTACTTGGATGAAAGCTCTGAGATTAAGGCTGGAATGCTAACTAAGGTCACGCAAGGCGCTACTTTGGCTGATTCGATCTGGATGCTTACTACTGATGCTCCAATTGTAATCAATACGACTGCATTGACTTATGCTCGGAAAGATCAGTCGCTAGCGAAGGCATCATCGGCAGAAGTGAGCTCAGGGTTGGATGATGCCAAGTATGTGACGGCTGCCGGATTACTTGCTGGATTGCTTGGCGCTGGCGGTAACGGCAACAATGATTATGTTACTTTACCGTACAGAGATAAAACAGACGGAAGTCGTAAGAATCTCATCATACAGTTTCAACGAGTTTCAACTCCAGCCTATACGAATGTTGGTTCAGTTGCATTCACCTATCCAATTGCTTTCCCAACCGCAGTTTTAAATATTATCGTTACAAGTCGTAAGGTTCTAAATCTTATTGCTGTTTATGAGTCTCCAGTACCAACGGTAAATGGTGCGACTTTAAGTTTAAATACGCGCGAGGCTGGATCTTCACAACCCACTGCTGAAGCTTATGTATTATCGATAGGCTATTAGGGAGAAATAAATGTTTTATTCCGCAACAGCGAATACCTGGTATGACCCAGAATTCAGAGCTTCGTATGAAGAGTCAGGCTCATGGCCTGATGATGCTACTGAGTATCCAGATCATGTTTATGAGCAAGTGGTCAGAGATCGCCCGGCAAATAAGGTTATGGTGGCCGATGTTGATGGCAACCCGGTATTGATTTATTTGCCCGCCCCGGACAACGAGCAGCTCATTGCGCAATATACCTCCCTGATTCAGTCACGCCTTGATAACTTTGCGCGTACTCGTAACTATGACAACGTCAATAGCTCAGCTAAGTACAAGGACATATCAGATGATGAGATTGACTCTTTGCCTGCTGAACTGCACGCAGATGTTATTAAGTTTAGAGCAGAGTGCAGATATCTGGCACTAAAGGCCGCTGAGACCTGGGCACGTGGTTACGCGATTCTCGGATCGTTTCAAATTTCTGGTGAAGTTCCTTCGATTGAAAGTGTAGAAGCGCAATTGCCATTGCTGGAGTGGCCAAACTAAAAAACAGGGCGAGAAGCATAACGGTTGCACCCGTTATGCTCCCCGTCTCACCGTAACATCTCTACGGATCAACCAAAGACCCTGCCGCCGATCGGCAGCGTCATTATAAGGGTGACCGTATGCAGTACCGCATTATTGAAAATGATTTTCGTTGTTTGAAATGTAATCGTAAGTTGGCCGTGGGTGTGGCCATCAAATTAAGTATCAAATGCCCGAGGTGTGGGCAGATCAATTTATATGGAGAGCATGGTGAATAATCAACATCAACACATCAAAGGCTATCGTGATTTATCTGCAGAGGAAATCGCATTGATGAATCAGATTAAAGAGCAAGGCGTTGTCCTGGGCGACTTGGTTGCAAAGCTGCGTACAGAACAAGGTGTCGATCAGCGCTGGGTAAGTATTGGACAAACTGATCTGCAGACGGGGTTAATGGCACTGACCAGGTCAGTAGCCCAACCAACAACTTTTTAGAACACTTGAACGGGCAAGGCTCTGCTGCAACCTTGTCGCCGGAAACGTAACCGGCTTTCACTATATTGAGCGTCATGAACGCCTGGTTATTTAAGGATAGGTTCATGGAGCTCCGCTCATTAAAAACTCGAAAATCTCCCCTTGCTTGGGTGGGTGGTAAGTCAAAGCTCACCAGCACAATTATTCCGTTGATTCCAGACCATAAGTGCTATGCAGAAGTATTCGCTGGTGCTGCCTGGTTGCTGTTTCGTAAAGAGCCGGTGAAGGTAGAGGTGATCAATGACATTAATGGTGACCTGGTCACGTTGTATAGAGTCATACAGAATCACCTGGAAGAGTTCGTGCGTTACTTTAAATGGATGCTAGTGTCGCGGGATGAGTGGGATCGGCTGCAGCGAGTGGATGAAAGTACTTTGACTGACATCCAGCGTGCAGCCAGATTCTATTACCTGGTCAAGAATGCATTCGGTGCCAAGTGTACTGGCCAATCATTCGGTGTGGCCAACTCAAGTCCACCTCGTCTGAATTTCACGCGCCTCGAGGAGGATTTAAGCCAGGCACATTTACGATTAGCACGTGTGCAGATTGAAAACCTACCTTATCACGAGCTGCTGCGCAGGTATGATGGTGAACATGTTTTTTTCTATTGTGATCCGCCTTATTGGGCGTGTGAGAACGACTACGGTAAGGGTTTGTTTGGCCGTGATGATTTCACAAGACTGAGAGACGTTCTGAGCGGATTAAAAGCACGTTGGTTAGTCAGTATCAATAACGTGCCCGAAATACGACAGTTATTCGCAGACTTCAATATCAGGGAAGTGAAGACAAGTTACAGCATAAACTCGTCAAAGAATATTCCTGTAACGGAATTGTTGATCACGAACTATAAATAA